GTTAGGTGGGCTGAGTCAATCTGGTAAAACTCACCGAAGCGCTGCGTCGTCGCGGTCACGGATGACTTCAGGCTCTGCCGTTTGGCAAGGATGTCGGCAATCTGGCTTGAGGTATAGTTTTTGAAGCTCTCGCCGGCCGTTTTCGCATCAATAAACAGGGCCGTGAAGTCGCGCCCGTGGCAGCTGATAACAAATCGCGCCGGATCATAATCCCACTCATCAATGTTGCCTTTAATGAGGGATTTCGAGTCGATTCCAGCCAGAGAAGTAATGTCGGCAAACAGCTCAACGGTGATCGTTGTCTGCTCTCCCCACCATGCCAGTTGCATGCCGGCCGGCAGTGCAGAAACAGCCAGCTCAAGGTCAAAGGTGCTGGCACCGCGAAACCCGTTGCTGGTCACTTCGTATGATTTGAAGTCAACAAGCATGCCATTGAGGTAGCAGCGGCCGCCAATACGCCGTGAGCCAGGCGTCAGAATTGGGTCGTTTACGTCCATACTCAGCTCGTGGTGGTTGACGGGGTCGTTGGGACGATAATCGTATTGATGCCGGTCAGTTGCGGGTCGGTAAGGCCATTCACGATCGCCAGGCTTTCCCAGTAGCTCGCGTCACCGTAATTATCTGACGCCACCTGATAAAGGTTGCCGCCTGACAGGGTGATGCTCTTGACGCCGTTGGCCGTTTGCCCGGTGCGGACGTTTTTATTCACCCTTTCCAGAACAGAGCTCAGGTTATACAGCGCAGGAATGCGCGTCATCCCGTCAGCCTGGGTTAGCAGGTTGTTGACCGTTTTGGATATGGGGTTTCCCGGCACGATGCCGCCCAGCGTCGTGATTTCGCTCAGCGAGTTTTCAACTGATGAGATTGAGGTCTGCACAATCTGCTGCGCAGCAATGATCGGCCTCACAACGGCCTGAACCTGCGTGACGGTCGCGGTCGCAAAGTCTTTTACTTCGCTCACGGCCGTCTGCACGGTACTGACAGCGGAGGTTACTGAATCCACGTCAATAACGCTGGAAAGGTTTAGCGCCTGTCCGATATCACTGTCAATGAGCGAGTTCAGCGCGCCAGTCAGTGCATCCGTCTGCAGCGGGCTGGCGTTGTTCTGCACTACCGCCAGGGTAATACTGTACGGGCATCGATATTCAAACTCATAGACCGGGTTGAATTCGGTGATCACCACATCAAACGAGTAGCCAGACAGCGTCAGCGTGAGGGTTTCGCCTGCATCCCTCATCTGCTCCAGCGCGCTGATGCGTGAAGATGTCGTGTCGCCAGTAAAGATTCCACCCCACGAAATAGGGTCATACTCGACACCAAGTACGTCAACCAGTCGGCGGCCACCTATCATCTGATGAGTAACCGTTTTCTGCCGGCCGGGAATAACAATCCGCTCAGGCAGTTCGAAGTCAAGAAACTCAAAGTCGCCCAGAATCAGCCGGGTGGCAGACAGGTTTAACCCTGACGCCACACCGGCCACTGACGAAGAGAGCGATGATAGTGCGTCAAAAAATGCCATTTCTCTCTCCGTTATCGATAGCCTGCGCTGCTCATACCTGCATGAATGAGGTTCATCGTGGCGTCAATGCCTGATGTGCTTGCTGGCGCGCGGGCTGCCTGTTTTGACATGAATGTTGTGACAGTCTCGCCAATCTGTTTGCTATCAAGATATGTCTTTGAAGTAACCATTATTGGCTGTTGCTGCACTGGAGGCTCCGGGTAATTCCCGTCTTTTCTGTAAGCGGCATCTGCAGCGTGGTTGCGATCAAAATCAGCCTGGCTCGGAGACCATGGCTTTGTTTCAAAGCCAGTGTTATCTCTGGAGTTCTGAGAGCCAAGTCTCATTTTCTCAGCATTTTCCTGAGTCTGGCTTACTGTGCTTGTTGGATATAGTGCAGCCAGCGTGGTTGCAGCTATTATTCCAGGCAATCCAGTCAGTGCCGTACCGAGAAGTTTTATGCTTCCTGACTCACTTCCTGTAAGTAAGGTCACTGGTGAGATTATTGCAGTCAGAGCATGCTTGAGCAGCCACACGCCACCCTTAAATGCAGCCAGCGCCGTGACAACCTCAAGGAGAGACGTTGCGGCGCTGGTGAATTTGGGATGCGCATTGCTGAACTCAGTTAGCTTTTGCAGGAAGGTGGTCAGGCTGGTTAGACCTTTGGTGAAAGTATCAAGAAGGCCGCCATCCTGCGCCAGCGCGAGCTGAAAATCCTTCCATTTGGCGTCAAAGTTAACGCGTGCTCCGTTATAAGTACCTGCAGTTTGCCGGCTTGCATCGTCGATGCCCATCTGGTTCTTGAATCCATTCGCGGCCAGCTCTATGACGTGCATCTGCTTCTCGATCAGGTTGAACATTTTGCCGCCCTGACGCCCGAAAATGACGTTGTTCTGGAGCTGGATTTGTTCTTCGGACATCCCTTTTGCTGCGTATTTGGGCCTGATCACCTTCTCATAAAACTCTACAGGGTCGCTCGCTAAAAGCTTGAGGTCCGTCAACTGAGAGCCGGGGCCACCAACGATGGACTTAATGCCGCCCATGCTGTTGTGAATGATTTTTGACTTATCCCACACACCCATATCCTCAAGTTGCTTCACAACCTGATTTGGCAGTTTGATGGTCCCCGTTAGTCGGTTATACGCCGTCATTAAAGCGTCACCAGCAGCGCCACCCTTCATCTCGCCGATGATAGGTTCAAGTTTGGCATAGAGGGCTGTGTCGCTGAGGTTATATGCTGATGTGCCTGCGCGAGACATGAACTGGCGCAACTGACTAAAATTGACGTTACCGCCTGATGACTGAACGGCCCTATAGGCATTGTTCATGATTGAATTGAACTTTTCAGGGCTGTTAAGGCCACCTGATTGTTCAACAAAGCGCAGCATGTCCATTTCAATGGCTGGAGTCATGTGGTTTGCTGCTGGATCCATAGATGCCATGGCGAAATGCATTTTTGCAAGCATTGGTGCAGCAAGTCGCGCCCCTTTTAGCTGCTCTTCTGGGGTATGTTCACCTGAGCCACGGAACACACCCTGAGCTTCCACAAAGAAGCGAAGCATGTCGTTTTTCGACGCGCCCATGACTTTCGTTGCCTGAGCGAACTTATCAGCCTCTTTTACTGCTGCGTCACCCATGCCGTAGGCTGAGAAGCGCGCAAGTAATGTCTGATACTCGGCCCCAGCTTCGACTGCGCTTTGCATGAACTGAAATCCGCCATAAGCAATAGCGAGGTTTTCCATTCCATGACCAGCTCCATACCCGCCACCACCATTTGCACCGCCTCCCGGAGTTGAACCTGAGCCTCCTCCTCCCCATCCACCAGGAGGAACACCATTATTCCACCCTCTCCAGCCTTTGCCTGCAGAGCCACCTGGACCGGCAAGCATAAGCGCCCCTCCGGATGGGGGAAGCATTCTTCCGCCGCCTGAGCCTGCCTTTGCGGCGATGCTCGATGTTGCGGCAATGCCCACCATGCTGCCAACCATGGCGCTTGAGGCTGGAGATGAGCTGGCTATCTGTTTTGCAGCCTTAGCCGCGCGTTCCATTGAGTCTGCATAGGATTTAGCGCCAGCAGCCTGCCCGGAAGCCGGGTTGCTCAGGCTTCTGTTGAGTTTTTCCAGGGCTTTGGAGGCTGCATCCGAGCTTTTAGTGATTGCCTGAATGCTTTTGTTGATGGCATCAAACTTACCGCCTAACTCTTTTGCGTCCTTGCCGACCTTTGCAAGGTTCTTGCTAAGCTGATCGTTAAGTGTCAGCAGGACGGCAACGCGATAAGCCTGAGAGTCCATAGTTTTTCCTTCGGGCAATAAAAAAACCTGCTAATTGGCAGGCGCTTAATTGGGTTGTGACACTCATCATCATGCCCACTCGAAAGCAGGCATTGGGATGAAAGCCGTTGTGAAAGTGGCTCTCTTTGCATTACTCAGATGTGAGGAGTGATGATTAAGCCGCAGCATAAAGCAGCTTCATCTGACCTTTGACTGGGAATGCAGCCATGCAGCGGGCCTCGAAATCTTTCGTGTCAATGCTGCCATTAGCGATGTTTGTTACTGCTACAAGTTGACGCTCGACGCGCTCTAATGCCTCTGGTTTCAGGTGCTGATGAATTTTCTCACCGCTTTCGCCGGCGGCTTCTTTCGCTGCCTGATAAATGAAGTCCGGCAACGCCACTCCATATACCCAGCGAGAAGTTATTTGCCCGAACAACGCCGGACAACCACCAACGTGACCAAAATATGGGAGGCCAGACATCTTAGCCAGCGCCTGATAGAAAGGTTCTTTGAATCGCTTTTCCCATGACGTTGGCTGTTGATACACCATCAGCCCCACGATCTGGTCTTCGGTAAGCTGGAAATTCTTACTAAGAAGAAGGTTTTTAATGTGTCGGTCGCAGGCTCTGGCAAATTTGGCAGATAGCCACCTGGCGAATTCGATTGCCATTTCTGGGTGAATCCAGGTGCCACCATTGCGGCCGCGGGTGGTTTTCACTAAAAACCGTGAAATCCCGGTTTTTCTGTCAAAGTCACCAACGCCAAGCTCATCTGCAAGTTCCTGAGCATATTCTCGAGTTGAAGAGAGGCGAAGCCAGTCGAAAACATCACGCTCAAAATGCTTTGCTGCCTTAGTAGCATCTACCCAGCAATCCGAGGTAAAAGGGAATTGCTGCTCGTCAAACTTCATCGGAATTATATCGTTCATCGTATTTCCTTTCTGTGGTGTGAGCCTGCTCGCGTAGGCATGGGTAGCTGAGAGCGGAACGATGAAATCCACCACCCTGCCTCAGGCCCACACTACGGAAAGCTCTCTTTGAGATACGCACGCGAGTGCGCGATTGGTTTACTTCGGGCACAAAAAAGCCCCGGCGGCGTTAACCGTCAGGGCTGTGATTGGGCAATAAAAAACCCGCCGAAGCGGGTTAGCTGTGCTTTACTGCTGACCTTTAACTTTCCAGTCAACCTTTTCAAGTTTGAATACTGTCATAAAGTCAGACTTTTTTACTGCTCCATAGAAGACCCCGAGGCAGGTTTCTCTCTGACATTCGTTTATCAGCTTTTTCCTGTCATCACGCGGCAGGCCGTCTACATCTAAAATAATGGGATTCGCATCCATAGAGTCAGATTTGAGAAAATTTGATCCTGCGAACGACTGAACATAGCCAGCCACCGAAAAGCGTCGCCCATTCAGTTTCTCAATATCTACTTTAAGATCCGCCATATCGATGTTTGGATACTTGGATGTTGCAGTTTTTGAAGGAGTGTTATTTTTGACAATTTCATCACGAATTTTGTCATAACAGGCAAGGCGGCGCTGATCGTTCTCGGTTATTGCGCACTTACCAAACGCATCAGTCACGTCTTCAGCATTAGCAAAACTTGTTATCAACAAAAAGGCCAGCGCAGCGTATTTATTCATGTCCATATCCCAACCATTCATTTAGGAATAATCCTACCACAGGCTCAATGCAAGGCAACGCAAATTGGCAATTACCAATGTCTGACGATCAGTTTCCTAGCGGAAGGACATGAAAATCTCATGTTACCCGAATATTATCACTCGCCCGGCGCATTTAGTAGAAAAAACAGGCATCGAAAGCTATTTCATCCTCGCTGAAATGACCCTGACGATCAGCTCCGGCGCGCCGTCCATCACCTCACCTGCAGCAGGCCCAAGAAATGGCCTTGGCGGGATATTTTCAGTGCCATTCTCCTGATAGAGAGCAATATCAAGAGGGCTGCCGATGATTGCGCCATTACCATCAGATCTCATGGTTATTGAATCGCGAAGCTCGCCACTTCTCAGCAATGGATTATTGGCGGGGAATCCTTTTGAAACACGCTGATCCATGGTGGACTGCGTCAGAGGTGCCCAGGCATCAAACCCGTGGCTCGCTGGCTGATATTCGCCAATCTTCTCTTTGGCGCGCTCCTGAATGGCCTCTCCAAGAGCGTGTGCAATGCCATTCTGACCGCTTTCAATGGACGAAGCGAGTGAGGAGAGTGCCATACCAAGATTATCGAGCGATATCTCTTTCATTTCCTCTCCTCGTACTCACCTGTTTGCCAGTTATACCTTTGCCCACTCTCCATTTCGCCCAGCGTTATCTGCATGGCGAGCTTTTCGTGCGGCATTAGGTCTGTGAGGCCTTTAAAAAGAACTGAGAAGGGAACGCCGTTTTTCAGCAGATAGCATCTGTTTCTGAAATCAGCGTTCCCGGTCAGTTTTTTGCGGCCTGCTCCACATCGCTGTCGGTCGCGCCCAGTCCGGCATCCTGAACGGCCTGAATCATGTACTCACGGATCGCCAGCATACCTTCACGTCCGAGATGCTTCAGGCGGCCATCGATTTGCGCCTGATTGGCTGG